AAGTAAAATTGCTTTCGAAGCTCATGTGGACGGGCACTCCGCTTTTAACGGAGGGGTAAAGGGTTCGAGGCCCTTCGGGAGCACTAGATGTTCAACATAATGGCATGTTCATTGCCACTGAACACTCAGAAATAATGAACACAACATATTCGGGTGGTAGAGGAGTCAGGTTTATCTCGCTGGCCTTGGACGCTAGAGCACGTGGGTTCGAATCCCACTCACCCGACAACTATATGTAAATGCATATAAAACAATATGGGATGACCATATTATATGCAAATACATATAAAATTGCGACTTTCGCCTAGCTGGCATGGCACCACACTTCCAATGTGGAATAAGACGGGTTCGAATCCCGTAAGTCGCTCAAGTGTTCAACAATTCTTCATGTTCACGTAACATGAACGTTCACGAAAACGTGAACAAAGAATATAGGTGAACAATATATTGGAATGTGATGCAATTGGTTAGCATACGACACTTTGACTGTCGCTATTAGGGTTCGAGTCCCTACATTCCAACTCTTGACTTTTTTGTACTTTGTCGTATATTTATAATAAAAGATATACAACATGGCAAGAAAAGAAAAAAACATACATTACATATATAAAACAACATGTAATGTAACAGGAAAATATTATGTAGGGATGCATAGTACTAATAACTTGGAAGATGGTTATTTGGGAAGTGGTAAAAGACTCAGATATTCAATTAGAAAGTATGGTAAAGATAACCATATCAAAGAAATAGTTGAATATTGTGAAACTAGAGAAGCACTGGTTCTTAGAGAAACTGAAATAGTTAATAAAGAATTAATAGCTGATGATAAATGTATGAACCTTAAAGAAGGTGGTACTGGTGGATTTAGTAATGAAGAACATTTTAATAATTTTAAAAAAGGAAGAATATGGGGTCTTATTATAGGTAATAAAAAAGCATCTGATTTAAGAAGAGGTTCTACTTTAGAAAAAGGGCATGTTGATAAAGTTATTGCAAGTAGATTAAAATATTTTGAAACAAATGATGGTACTTTTAAAAATAAGAAACATTCAGATGAAACAAAACAATTAATATCAGAAAAAAGAAAAGGTACTGGAACTGGTGAAACAAATAGCCAATATGGTACATGTTGGATAACCAAAGATGGTATCAATAAAAAAATTAAAAAAGAAGACCTTGAAACTTATCTAAATGAAGATTGGGTTAAAGGAAGAAAATAAGATAAAGAGTGATTTCAGCAAATTAACAACATCAAATTTTTACTTTGAAACGTAACATATCACTCTGTTCTATTTGGGTTCATTGAGCAACTGGCTGGCTCGCCTGACTGTAAATCAGGTCTTAATTGCGTGTAGGTTCGAATCCTACTGGGCCCACATCATGCTGTTAGATTTTAAGCTTTTTTGGCAAAGGATATAAAAAATCAAATTTGGGGTCTCGCCAAAGTTGGAGAGTTGGGGCGGTCTGTAACACCGTTGCGTAAGCTGAGTAGGTTCGAATCCTATCGGCCCCACTCGCTAGGGTAGATTTTAAATTTTTGACCAGAACTTGGCTTTTCAAGTGGACAATAAAAATTACAATGCTCTATACGCATAAAAGGTGGTGCACGACATTTGTAACGTTGAATAGACTCGGTTCGATTCCGTGATAGAGCTCAAAAATTAGTAGTATAGCAAGATGTCGAAAGTCTTGTCTACCTTGCAGTGGGGTACCACAAGGGGAAGTACATGCGGAGTAATTAACCGCATGGAATGGTATAATCTGGCGAATAACCTTCCCTAATTTTTAACTGCCTCCATAGCTCAGTTGGCCAGAGCAGCTGATTTGTAATCAGCAGGTCGTTGGTTCGAATCCGACTGGAGGCTCTAATAATTTTTATATTTTTTATTTTATGATAGTTATTTAATATAAAGATAAACTAAAAATAGAAATAATAGAATTTAAAAAATGTTTTGATGGTTTTATAAAAATAACCATACCAGGAATAGGTATAACTTGGGCTAGAGATTTAGAAGATGCTCAAGTAGCAATAGCAGAAGCTTTGGAAGCTCATCGTCTTCAATTAGCTATGATTACTGATTCTGAGTAAAGAAATACTGGTTTTTGACACCGATTTACCGTTAGGAAAATCCTTTTAAGGGCTGAGACTTTATGTCAAGCGTAGCAAACGGTCTTAGGAGATTAACAGAATACAAATGGGGTGTGACGGATGCAGAGAGAGGCATAAATGCGGATGTAGCTCAGCGGTAGAGCTCCTGATTACCAATTAGGTTGTCGCAGGTTCGAATCCTGTTATCCGCTCAGGGGGAGGTTGAAATGTTGGTCTTATCCATTCTGTTTAAAAAGAATGATTTCTGCAAACTCAAAAACTTCACACAAACTGTAAATTTGAAAAACGCTGGTTCGATTCCAGCCCTCCCCACAAAATTTAAAAATAACTCATCATTTATTTGGTGAGTTATTTTTTTATACATATATTTGCATTTTAAAACTATTAAAATCATGAATAAAAATAGTAGAATTGAATTGCGAAATTTTAGATGGATATTAACCAGAACGGCTGCAATCATAGCGATTAAAAATGAAGAACGTATTGGTTTATCAGCAGCTAAAGAAATCTATGAACATTTAGATAAATTTGTTAATGATGGTATCTATATAGTTGAAGCTGGGTCAACATGGGAAGATAGAAATTACACATGTTTCTTAGATAGGTTAAAACGTGTTGACATTTTAGATTTTGTCAGTTATGATTCTGAAGATGAAAAAGAAAAAGAACGTATGGTTAAAGAACTTGAACGTTTAAAAAAAGCTAGAGAGTGGGTGTTAACATTAACAATCAAAGAACAAGCAATGGTTCAAACACTTATGAATAGTGTGAGTGTTGTTTATGCTTGTGGTGGATAAAATTAAAAATCATGTTAGGAGAAATCGGAATACCAGTATTATTATTGATTTTTGGTTATGTGTTTTATATATTCACAAAACCACAAGAAAAGGTTAATGAGAAACCTATATTTTTAGATTATATTAAATCTGGAACTAGAGGAATTCCAGGAATGACAACTCAAAAAAGTAAGAAAAGAAAAAGAATAATACATTAAAAAATAGAACTAATGGGAATATCAACAAAATACGGAAGAACATTCCATTACGATTTCAGTCCTGGCACTACGTCAGATGACCGAATCAATCGTAAATGGCGTGAAGACATACAGAAGTTTGAAACGGTGGCACATACCGAGAAGCTTGATGGCGAGAACACATGTTTATCTCCGTTAGGTGTATTCGCTAGGTCACATGCTGCACCAACGCTGCATCCATGGGCCGACCACTTGAAAATCAGACATAGTATGATGGTAAATGATTTGAAGGAAAATAACCTTGAAATCTTTGGTGAGAACTTATATGCCATTCACTCAATAATTTATCCAAGACTAGAAGAACATTTTTATGTATTTGGTGTAAGAGTTCATGACATGTGGTTATCATGGGAAGAAACCAAATGGTATGCATCATTTTTTGACATGCCAGTTGCACCAGAATTGCTTATTCAATCGACTAGCGATACTGAGTTAATAAAATCAACAGTCCTGGATTTATCGAAACAAGAAAGCATTTTTGGGTCAGTACAAAATGGTACAAATCCACCACTTGATTGTACACGTGAAGGGATTGTTAGTAGAAATATCCAAGAGTATCCAGTTGAGGATTTTGCAAAGAACGTATTTAAATTCGTAAGAAAAGACCACGTTCAAACAGATGTTCATTGGAGCAGTCAAATAACTAGAGCAATGTTACTTCACGAATGGGAAGCAAAAAACAAGTAAGAGAGAATTTTAGAAATTCTGTTTACAAGAGGGATAAAAATACATGCCAAGTTTGTGGTAAAAAGCATTCTGACATCAATGAGTTGGATGCTCACCACATTACCGATAGAAGCGAAATGCCAAACGGTGGTTATGTGAAAGAAAATGGTATTACTGTCTGCAAAGATGAATGCCATATGAAAGTGGAAGCATTTCATATTAGTGGTGGAGAGTCTTGGAATGAGGGGCTGCACCCAGATGATTTGTATAAGAAAATAAACAGTTCGAAAGAACTAGCAATAGAAAAAAGCAACGAATTATGATAGTTTATAATACTGGTTATTTGAAAAAAGATGCTGTTATAGCCTTGCATGAAAAAGGTGTTAAGTTTGGTATTTATAAAA